TCGATAAGCTGATTGGCACCGGAGAAGTCGGTCATGGCAGTGCTGGGGGTCAGTAGTACGCCGTGCGGCGTGCGGCGGCTGGAGTGTAGTCCTGATAGTCGGACGGCAGGCCGATGAACCCACCCTGGCGGAACCGCGCAAGCGCCATGGATACGCAGTCCACTTGGTCGTCGTTGGACCCGAACGGGAACGCCACGCACTCCTCGATCACATCCTCAGCCCACCGCCGTCCCTCGGGGTACCACACCATACCGGAGCGAATCACGTCGGCCACGGCGTTTATGCGTGCAACCTTGTCCCCGGTACCCCTGTGTGGCGTGAACTCCTGCACGGGTATACCCAAGCGACGAAGCTCTTGATACAGCGGCGTACCACTGGACTTCTTCTCAACGATGAACGAATCAGGTTCCCAATCTTTCCATTCACGGATGGCAAGATCTTTCAGTTCAGGAAACTCCACACGCACCTTGATGGCGTTCAGCAGGATAATATGCGGCTCGCCCTTGGTAAGCTCGTCGTCACTGAATACACCAAACGTCAGTAGCGCTGTGTAGTCGGCACGGTTGTTCTTCTCCGCCGCTGCGTCCAGCACCATGATCAGGTACTCGCACTGTGGTGCAGAGTCCTTCTTCCACGGCCTCCACCAGTCCCGTTGAATGATCGCACCCTGCTCACCCGTGGGGTTCTGCATGTACTGTGCGTTCCACTGGTACGCAGGCATCGACGCCTTGGTGCGCTCCAGGGCTTCCAGATCGAACTTTTCAGGCCAGAGGGCCTTGAGGCCGCTGGCGGTCTCCAACATGGCCGGAAACTCGAAGACTTCGTACTGGTCGGCCTTGGGATTGTTGGCACCGTCCTTGACGAGGTGCCCAATCAGGTCATCTTGGTGCCAGCGGGTATGAACCACTGCAATTCTGCCCCCTGACATCAGACGAGTACGTGCGCCGAAAGCGAACCACTGATACGTTTTCTCAAGTTCCTCGAAGTTTCCTGCCAAAAGGTCCTGTTCCGAGTGTGGATCATCGACCAAAAGCAGGTCAGCACCCCGTCCAGCAAGGGCAGCGCCGACACCGCAGGCGTAATACTCGCCTCCACGGTTTGTAGACCACCTTCCGGCACTTTTTGAGTCCTGTGCGAGGCTGATTCCGGGGAAAACGGACGCATATTTCGGGTCTGCGATGATATTTCGCACTTTTCGACCAAAATCTACGGCCAAATCCCCCGTGTGGGACACCATCAGCACCTTTTTGTCGGGGAATTTACCCAAGAACCACGCCGGAAACAGCGTACTTATCTGGTGGGACTTCCCGTGCCGGGGTGGAATGGACACTGCAATGCGATCTTTGTGTCCATAGGCGATGTTGGTCAGCAGTTCTGCGAGCTTTTTGTGGTGGGTCGCAACGATGTACGTTGGATCCATGTGCTGGCAGAAGGCTAAGAGGTCATCTCTGCAGGCTTTCGCGTGCTTTCGACGCTCCAACTCCTCCACAACGCTCATCAACTGTTCTTGCTCGGCAGGAGTCAGCTTCCCGATGTTTGCCATCAGGGTCTGGATCTCCGGCACGGTCAGAGTTGTGCTCACTCCAGCCCCGCCAAAGCTGTATCAACGTCGATAGGAGCAGTGGTCTCGATGGGTGGAGCCAGGATGGTGGCGTCCTCCGCAGTGTCTGTGCCCATCAGGCGGCGCAGCTTGTCCCGCAGTGTGTTCTCAAGCTCGACCGTGGACCGGTTGTTGACGGTGATCTCCGTGCGCTCGGTGAACAGCCCCACGTCACTGACCTTCCCAAGCAGTTCCAGAGCACGCATGCGCGTCTTGGCGTCGGGGTTCTCGGTCTCCAAGATCAACTTGTTGGTGACGTAGTTGCGCAAGCGCTTGGCGTCGCGCACCACCTCCATGTCGTACTGCGTCAGGATCCGGTCGATGTAGAGCGCACCCTCCGGAGAGGTCATGATCTGCGTGGGAGCAGCCTGACCTGCGTTGACGTACTTGAGCACATCCGCCGCTTGGCGACGCAGGGCTTCTGCCTGCGGGGGCTCAGACTCGTACCCCTCGTCGAGCAGCACGGAAGCGGTCTGGCATGCAGCCTGAGCCTTGGCCCGAAGGGTGGCGTATTCGGCAGTGCTCAGAGTCTTTGCACCGGTCGGAAGGGGGATGAAATCGTCGAGTGGAGCTTCGATCATGGATGGTGGCTTCCCGCGCCGCACCTTGGCGTTCCCCAATACTACTGCACTGGGGAGTCTCGCGTCAACCACGGTTCTTTGGGTCCCATTGACGGGGTAGGTTCTCTGGGTCCCCTTTGGGGGGTGGTTTCCTATTTCGGTACCCCCTATCCCACCCACCACTTAGTTTGTATAGTTCATAGTGGCCCCTAGTGGCCCCTTATAGTTTGTATAGTGTTAATGGGGGTTTCATAACTTTTGGTCCTACATTTTTGGTCTTCGTTTGTGCGGAATACAGCGCGAACAGCGCGCGGGACTCCAAACTGCCAGCGGGGGGTCGGGGATGGGTGGGGGGCGAGGCTGGCGGTTTACTGGTAAACGTCTGTCTACTTGACGCAATTTCCTGTAGTGCTATAGTTTGTTTGTCGCGTCGATTCCCGATGCGACACGGTACCTAGACGCACTAGGGGCGACAAACCAATGGAGTACATACCATGTCGCAAGTTAAGTTTGATCTCTCTCCCGTTGCCGCTGCGGTATCTGATGCTGCCGCTGCGGAGCATGGCGCCCGTGACAAATGGAGCCGCGCCGGTAAGGCACTGGCGAAAGCCGGTATCGTTAGCGGCATGCTGGTCAAGTCCACGGAGAAGAACCCGAACGACCTTTGGGACCAGTCGGTGCACGATCAGGTTCGCGGGTTCATCGTCCAAGGCGTCTCGGCATCGAAGAAGGGGATGACCTTCCAGTCGATCGTCCCGGGTTCGGTTTCCGAACAGACCCCTAAGGGGTCCAACCGTTGGACAGTGGCGGACCTTTTGGGCCTCACCCGCGACCAGCTTCGCGATATCGATGACGACGTGCTCAAGACTCAACGGCGTACCTACATGATGTTGGTCGACGGGCCAATGATGAGTCGGATTCGTCAATACATCGATGTCGCTAATGGAGTCGAGAAGACCAAAGAGAAGAAAGCAAAGACCGACGATAAGCCCGCGGAATCGGCAGACCCGATTGTCACAATCCAGGGATGGGTTGCGGCGGCTACAAAGATGGTTGACATCGCGGATGTTGACCGGTTCAAGGATGCTGGACTGGAAATGATCGCCTGCCTGAGGCGCATCAGGAAGTCCTGACGATACTTACCCCGGCCTAGGCCGGGGTTCTTCATTGCCCGCAGGGTTCGCGCCCTGCGGGCTTTTTTGTGCCCGGTCGGGACCGGATGTCAACGAGCACGCGAGCGGCACGCGAGTACGCGAGGAGGCCGCGCCTGTACGCGAGCGCAACGCACAACGCACGCCTGGGCAGCGCCGAACCCCCGGAAAGCATTTCTACAAATGTTATACACTGTATAACATCGCCCCCGCACGCTGAGATCCGGTCCCCAAACGAGTCCGCGAGCAGCCTTACGAGCACGCGGGCGGCATGTTCCTATTGTTCTGCCATGTTCGGTGGGTCCGCGAGCACGCAAGTGCTTGATTTCAAAAGAGAAGTTCGCTTTTGTTCCGTTGTTCTATTATTTTTTAAAAAGAATATAGGTAGGTAGGTAAGGATTTCCCTAATACAACTTTATATAAGTGAGAATATATAGGGGGAGAAGTGATATTTAGTGAGATGTAAGTCTCTTTACTTGCCGTGGAGCTATTCATACTTCCAGAACATAGAGTTTTACAGAACATTTGCCATTTTCCTGAGCCCCCACAACCACTTAAAATTCGCATATAAATCGAACAATAGGAACTTCCCGAACATCCCCCCGCATCCGAGTCCGTTTTTGTAGTACAATAGCCGTCCCTTCAGCCTTCACACTCTACAAATGAAGCACACCGACATCGACACCCTGCTCCAACGCGTGGCTCTGCGGGCGAAGCCCACAGGCTCTCCCCGCTGGGTCTACCTCCCCCACCCCCAAGTGCCCAAGACCCTGCACAACAAGCCCGTGCCCCGTGCCACCCCACCCGGCTCCCGCACAGTCTACTTCATTGCAGGCACCACCTATGCTTTGTGTGAATACTGTACACCCTTGCTCCAGGGCGCCGCAGGCGCCACCGACATCACAGCCCTGGACCCCCTGACGGTGCACACCGTGCAGAGCGCCATCGACACCATACACAAGGTCACCCCCAACAACGTGTGGACCGAGATCAGGGATCTGGGCCTGCGTGAGACCGTGCGCCAGATCATGGAGCGCAGCGGCCTGGAGGGGTTCCAAGTCGTGCCCGCTGTGGCTGAACTGTTCGAGGTGTCCCCTCTTGTGGTGCGTCGCGCCATGGGCGGCACCGAGGCCGAAGGCCGCGCGAAGCCTGCCGAGTACAAGCATGACCCACGGTGGCGTGCTTTGGTGGGCGAGGTACAACGTGCAAAGAGCGCTGCCTATAGCAGGGACGTTGTCCGGGGGTCTGGCACCGTCGCAAGATACGGCAAGTTCGACACCGAGGACCTGCTCATCAAGCATCATGGGGAGCGGTTGTTCCCCGAGCGGTGCCCATTGCTGGGACTGCCGCTGATCTATGACAGGCACAGCTACCCCAAGGACAACAGACTCATCGCCATTGTTCGCAGGGACATGTCCAGGCCGATGGCGTCGGACAACGTAGTGCTGGTGAGCCGGAAGGCTTACAAGCTGCTTGAGACC